GACACGCCGCAAGCCCTTGTTTTTAAAGGCTTTTTTTGTTGATTTGCCTGGTTAAAAGTTGGCACGATTCTTGCCGAGCGCTTATCTCTTCCTTTTTGTGACTGGTTTTCCGCAGGCGTCGCACCTTAGATCAGTCATTTTATTGGTACCCCGTACTCGTCAAACTCTCCGCGCAGCTCGTCGCCAATTAGTTGCGCATTACTTGGCGGGACGCCTATCGCTGTCAAGGCTTCCTGTATGTTCCGCACGATAATAACGTCGCGGCCATTCCATGACGTCATGTGTACGGACTGGTCTGGGGTGATGCGCTGCCAGGATGGCGGTTGCCTACCGTTTTTTACTTCTATCTGATGGTCGATGCCATTGCATCCGACGAGCAGATCAACGGGCTTGTCTAGCAATACGACCGATGCGCCGGCCAGCTCGAGCGCGCGGGCAATGCCCGGCTCGTTAGCGTCACGTTTGCGCGCGTAGCCTTGTTTCATTTTACCCATGATGAAATTCCCCTTCGCAGTCCCAGCAGCGTTGCCCCAGCGGAACTAAATGCTTGCAGGCCCGAATGACCTCACCCGGTTTCGCGTCAATCCTAAGTTTATAACGCGCGTCGCCCATTGATGCAGCAATCGCAGCGCCTTGGGTCCTTCCCGTGCTTGCACTCGTCGTCGCTGCCTGGTTCGCGATCATGGCGTCGTGCAGATCCCGGCGAATTAGTCCCCTCCTGCGCTGGACCGCCCAAACTTTCCGGTAATAAATCACCCGCTCTAACGAGGCCGGAGCGGATATGCTCGGCGGGATCACTACGCACGAACGGTCGTCCGGAATCGTCTGGTATTTTCTCGAGCGCCGCCTCAAGCTTCTCAAGAGGAAATTCAGGAAATTGAAGACTGACATAGGTTGGGTTCCTTGTTTGTTTGAGTAAGTTCCAGGCATGCCGCCGTCGCAGCTTCAATGCCTGGGCCTGCTTGTATTCGCTCACGTTTTCGCACCTGGTGGGAAAATCCGAAATCTATTTTTTTCCGGATAATAAACTGAAAATGTCCCGTGAGGCCGCGCAGAGCGGCGCAGGGCCGGCGCAATGCCGACCCCTAGCCCTAGTATCTCCGATTTTTTAGCGGCTCTGCGGGCTTCTCGCTGCCACTGATGGGCAGCCACTATTCGACGCTGGCCGGCCTTCCTGGCCCTACATGCTTGACGCCTTCGAGATAGTAGCAGGCGAAGCGCTTATCCTTTTTCCTGCGCGTGCCGGTAATGATCGGCATGCCATGCGGATACTTCTCGTTGCGCTCTTTGCGGAGCCGGAACACGACGTCGGCCAGGCGCATGCAATTGAAGTCGCGCAGCGCGGAAAGCGGCGTGATTTTTTTGCCCGCCTCGAGCGCGCGCCGGATCTGATTTTTTGCGCTCATAGTGTGATCCCCGAGGCCTCGAGCTTCGCGAGAAATTCCTTCGTCGCGCGCGTGCGGGCCTGGTCCCTGCGATGCCTGACGGCAAAGTCGGCCAAGACGTTGACCAGTTCGACGGCCGTCATTGACACCTCAACCGGCTGCGCGGTTTGCGAGGTTTCGGCGGCCTCGAATATGACGGCACCCGGAAGGTGCGCAATCTCCTGGCGCAACGGATCGAGCTTGGCGTCGATTTTGCGTCGAAGCCTGGCGTCTGCTTTCGCGTTGATTTGGTTCTGTAATGCATGGATGGTCATAGTTGAATCTCCCGTAGATTGCGCCGCGTGCGCGGCGGTTTTGAACAGATTGGACAGTAAGGTTTCGAGTGCCCGCTATGCATTGCGCGTTCATCGCTGCGAGTGCCTTCCCATAGCCTGACGAGACGCCATGAAATACCGGCCCGAGTGACCGCGGCCATCAACCGCGAGCCGCGACCTTTGGCGTGATACTCGAGCCGGCTTTTGACGTTCGACCTTTTTTCGCAAAACCCGACGTAATGCCGGGCATGCTTGAAAGGCTTGTCAAAGTGCAGCAGATAAACGACTCCGACGGGGCCGCTCACTCCGCACGCCAGCAATTAAAAAGCTGCCGACGAGGAAACGCAAAATCGCGGCCGTCGCGTGACGCGAGCACTATTTGCGAATCAGCCTCGAGCTGCCGGGCCGTGACAGTGTAGGCACCCTGCATGCGGTCGAAGTTGCAGCGATAATCCGGTTGCGGCGTGCAGCCGGACGACAGCCCTATCAAAAGAGCAAGCCCGCCCACGACGAGCAGGAACATGAGCATTTTCTGACCCTCGCTCGTGAATAGCAGCCAGATCAGAATGACGCAGGTGATTAGAGCGGCTCCGATACTCACAGTTCGTCACCGTCGTAGGCTTGGATATGGTCAGCGCAGAAAAGGCTGTCGCCTTCGCAGTCGTTCGGGCACGGGGGGAACGCGCACAAACGAACGTCGGCCATTTCGAGGCGTCGCTCGTCGAGCAGCTTCCGCAACTTGGCGGTCGATACGTTGACGATTAGCTCGTCGATTTGGGCCTCGGACAATTCGGCGATTTCGGCGTCGGCCTTTTCGGCGGCCAGATCCGCGTCGAGCTGCCGCTCGCGATTGTTCCATGCCACGTATGCGGCCAGGGTGCCCAGGGCGTAATGGTCTTCGCAACCGTCGGCGACACCTGGGTTAACTTTGCCCAGGGTGCGCAGCGCTTCGATGAGTTCATCGGCGTCGTAGATCGAGGCCACGATTTGAAGTGTAGTCATGCCTGTCATGATTGAATCTCCCGCGATTCGTTGAATTGAGCCTATATTGTAACCCCTGGGCGCTAATTTTTTAAGAAAAATTTCGTGATGCACGTCGCAGAATTAAGTGCTAGATTCCGAGGTCTGCGAACGGGTGTTTTGTGCGGCTTTGACCTGAACTCAAAAGCCGGAAATCTCGCAGGCTGCAAATCCAAGCTCTGACTGTGCCTCTTGTCAACTTGGTCGGGTGGCGGCCCCTCGGCCGAACCATACCGGACAGTGAGTACGGGCCGGCGCTGCCGGGGACACGTCCTAACCACCCGGAAAAAAGGGCCATCACCCCAAAATTAAAACTTGGCACGGGTCTTGCAACTGTTATAGAGTTTGCCCCGCAGGCCAGGTGACCGCAGTTGATCTCCCGCTCAGCTTGAGCAGCGCGACAACAAAATCAATTTTTAATTGATTCCGTGTCGACCTGGCGCGCTCACGCCTCGGCCTGCAACTACATCACTACAGGGTGTTCGGGCATTGTCAGCAGAGGCGTTTAGCAACGGATGGTTACCCAGGCCCTATCAGTCTGACGTCCGTGCCGAGTTCGCCCGTGGCATCAACCGCCATTTGCTCATCTGGCATAGACGCGCCGGAAAGGATGCGACCGCGCTGAACATCGCCGACGAGAAACGGCGCGACGAGGTCGGCACGTACTGGCACATGTTCCCCCTGCACACGCAGGCCAAAAAGGCAATCTGGTTCGGCATCGGCAAGGATGGCCAAAGGTTCATTGACCAGGCATTCCCCCCCGACGAGCGCGTCGCCACGCGTCAAGTCGATATGCAAATCGAGTTCAAGAACGGCAGCATTTGGCAAATGTGCGGCTCGGACCGCTATGACAGCTTGGTCGGCTCGAATGTGCGCGGCGTCATTTTCTCAGAGTGGGCGCTTTGCGACCCTCGAGCCTGGGACTATATCCGGCCGATCATTCGCGAAAATGGCGGCTGGGTCATGTTTATAACGACGTACCGCGGCCGCAACCATGCCTATCGCATGGCGCAGCGGCTCGCTGATAATCCCGATTGGAACGTCAACATCCTGAGCGTTGACGACACGACGGACCGCGACGGCCGCCGCATCCTGACTCCCGCGGATATCCAGGCCGAGCGCGACGAGGATATGAGCGAGGCGCTCATTCAGCAGGAATATTATTGCAATCCGATGGCTGCCATTGAGGGTGCCGTCTACGGCCGCGCGTTCGAGCAGCTCGTCGGCCACGAGCGCGCCGGAGCTTATGCCTTCGAGCCGGGCCGCAAAGTCACGGCGGCCTGGTCACTTGAGTACGATGATCAATATACCGTTGCGTTTTTCCAGGGCAGCGGCAACGAGTCACGTATTGTCGGCTCGAAATCAATTCAGTTCGCCGGCATGACTGAATCACTCGACGCCATCGACGGCGCGTATCCCTGGGACGACGTTCGGCATATCGTGCCACCCGATACGTCGTCCGATGTAATCGAGCTTTTCGAGCGACGCGGCGAGATAGTCGAGCCGGCTCCGGATCTCGACGCGGTGACCATGCTCACGCGCGAGCGGCTCGGTCTGACCATGATCGACAACGTGCCGCGGCCCTGGACCGATGGCGAGCCTAACAACGAGCTTGTAATCGACGCGCTCAACGGATACCACTATCCGAAAACCAAAACCGGCGCATTCTCGCCGATACCTGCGAACACATGGGAACGGCACTATGCGCGCGCCCTTGAGGTTTATGCCTTATGGCGGCACCATGAGCCGGACAACTCGAGCGAGGGCTGGCACCCTGCGCCATCAACTGAGCAACGGGATAGGGCCGTAATATGAGCGATACGCAACGCGAGAAACTGCAACGCATTCGGGCCTTATTGCATAGCTGCGCCGGCTTTGATGGCGACGAGGTTTCGGCGGACCGCGAACGCGCCATGAATTACTATTTTCAGCGGCCGCGCGGCGACGAGGTCGTCGGCCGCTCGAACGTCGTCGACGGTAGTCTCTCGTCGATGGTTGAGGCGAATCTCGCCCAGATGCTTGACTCGTTTACGAGCGAGAATATTGCAGCCTACAAGCCGACCGGCCCCGAGGACGATGACCAGGCGCAGCTCGAGACTGCGACAGTCGTTGAGATGGTCATGAGCGACAACAACGGCTATCAGGAAATCGGCGCGGCCGTCAAGGATGGCCTGCTGGTCCGCAACGGCATCGTCAAAATGTGGGTGGACACCGACAAGCAATCGGAAGTTATCGAGCTTGAGAATGCGACCGCCGAGGCAATAGCAGAATTGCAAGTCCACGCCGCGCTCGAGGTCGACGTGCTGGCCTACGACGCCGACAGCGGCGAGGCCAGGATACGCGTTACGTCGACGCTCAAGGAATTTAAATCCGAGGCGCTCCCGCTCGAAAATTTCCTGTACCTGAAAGACTGGAAAAAGTTGGATCTGCAACGCATACCGTTTTGCGCCGAGCGGCACATCGAGGCGCGCAGCGAGCTAATCCGGCGCGGGTTCCCCCGCAAAAAAGTGATGCAGCTCAAGGCGCACACGACCGATTTTAAAATCGACAGCACGGTCAGAAATCTGCGCGTCTGGACACCGACAAAACGCGCCTTCGATAAAATGTCCGAAGAGGTCGAATGGTTTGAGTGCTTTGTGCTCGTCGATAGCGGCAATGGCAGCACGGAGCGGCGCAGGATCTCGGTCGCGGGTCAGTCGTTATCGTCTGAACTCGAGGACATTCCTTTTTCGCACGTACCGTATGCGGCCGGCTCGCCTTTCATAAATCCGCATCGTTTTACTGGCGTGTCGCTTTACGACAAGTTGCGCCAGGTGCAGGACGTAAATACCGGCCTCGAGCGCGCGTTACTCGACAACGTCAATTCCGCAATTCGCAACGGTCGCGCCTATCTCGACGGCGCAGTCAACGAGCAAGACCTGGCCGACGGCAGGCCAAACAAGGATATCCGCGTGCGGCGCTCGGTGTCCGATGTTCGCCAGGCAATAATGTCGTTCGATCAGCCGGATCTATCGTCGGGCATCCTGCAAAACCTCGAGTACCAGCGGCAGACGCGCACGGAGCTTGGCGGCGCGTCGCTCGAGTTGGCCACGGGTCAGATGCAAATGGCCGGCGGTCGCATCGGTTCCGAGGGTGTCGACCGCGCATTCTCCGTGATGGAACAACTCGCCAGTCACATGACGAAAAACATGGCGACGTCATTGATCCGCAATATGTTCTTGTTGGCGCACCTCATCATCCGTGAAAACTACGACACGCCAGTCGACGTATATGTAGCGGGGCGCTGGCAGTCCCCTATCCCGTCCGAGTGGCGGCCGCGCAAACGCTTGGTGACAAAACCCGGAATGTCACCGGGCGAGCGCGCTCGCAAGGTCGCGGCCCTGGGTAAAGTGCTCGACACTCAGCTCGCGCTCGCGCGCGAAAACATGGACGACGTATTAGTCGACGTCGGCAGTTTCTATCGGACCTTGATTGACTGGGCACGCGCGAATGATCTCGAGGTTCCAGAGCAGTATTACCTTGACCCACTGACCGAGAAATCACAGCAAGCGCTACAGGCGAAGACCCAGGCCGAAGCGCAAGCCCAGGCCGAGAGTAAAGCGCTCATGGGCCAGGCCGTCAATCTCGAGCAGCTCCGCGTGTCTCTCGATAAGTACAAAGCAGACATAGAAATCACATTCAAGACCTGGGCGGAAACTCTGCGCGCCGAGGTCGAGGAAGCGAAAATCGTGGGCCAGGCGACAGCCGACCTGATTTCGCAAACACGTTTCGCAGGGTCAGCGGGAGTTAAACCAAATGGCACAGAACCAACAAGATCCACTGTTGAGGATCAACCTAAAGGCGAGTGAGGTCGAGAACGTCATCGCATTTTTAAACCGCGCCACGTTGCAGGGGAATGAGTCAGAAACGCATGCTCACCTCAAACGCGAGATTGCCGGCCAAGCGCGCGAGCAGCTCGAGGCTACTCAACGGCCGGAGATACCGCCAGAGGATAACGACTAATGACCGGCGCAGAGAAAATCGCGCGGACCTGGGTCAAGCGGGCCGTGACTGAAAGAGTGAGCGAGTTGACCGACCAATGGCTCGCGAGCAACGACAAGGCCGAGCGCGACGAGCTGCACGCGGCCGCCAGAGCAACTATTGAACTAGAGGACTATCTCAGTGCTAGAATCAGAACTTACACCGGGGAATGAGGATTCTCCGGCCCCGCCAAACCCGGATGAGGATTCGGGCACGTCACGCCAGGCAAAGATAGACGAAGTTGCAAAGCTCCTGGCAGGCGACGACGGCAAGCCCGACACCGACGACAAGCTCGGCGACGACGGCAAGCCAACGGCCCAGGGTGAGGACCCGCCAAAGGCCGGCACGTTCGAGACTCTCGACGACATTGCGAAAGCTTTAGACGTTGAAGTCTCAGCCCTTTACGACATTGCTATCAAGCAGCAACCCGGCCCGGATGGTGAGGACCAGACGGTCAAGCTCGGCGAGCTGGCAGACATGGCAAAGGACCGAGGGCAATTTGAACTCGACCGAGTTGAGTTTGAGGAACGCAAAACGAAACGCGAGGGCGAGCTTATGGTCGCTCAGCAGCAACTCAACGAAATTGTTGGGATGCTGCCGAAGTCGGCCATTAGTACGGATCTGGTCAACGCGGTCGCCAAAAAGGTGACCGAGACCCAGAAGGCCGAGCGCTCGCTCACGATGACAGCGATACCCGAATGGCAAGACGAGCGGACCGAGACCAGTGAACGCGCCCAGATACAGGAGACATTATCCGCTTACGGATTCAGCTCGAACTATCTGGACACGGTACACGACCATCGGACGCTCAAATACATCCGGGACAACTGGCAGCGTGAGCAGCGCATGACGCGCGCACTCGCGGCGATGCGAAAACTGCCGCCGAAAAACCAGCGGCCAAGCAAGCCAGCCGGCGCGCCTAAAAAGCAGCAGCCTGGCAAACGCGCATCTAGCGGACCTCAAGCTCGCGACGCAAAAGTCGCCGCGGTCGCCGACCTTTTACGAGCAAACGAGGGCTAGAAAATGTCAGCAGCATATTGGGATGAATCGGATCTAAAGGCCTTGCAGGCCGGCGGCCTGGTTCGGGAAGACGTCATGGACCGCATCTGGGATATTTCAAAAATCCCATTGCCGTTCACTGACGTCGTGGGGTCCGGTAGCGCGGGCCAGTCATATCACGAGTGGACCATCGACGAGTATCCGGCACCGGACACGAACAACGCCAACTCTGCCGGCGCAGACGCCAGCGGCAACGACGCCAGCGGCGGCGCGCGTGTCGGCAATCATTGCCAGAACTCCGACAAGGCGTTGCAGGTTACGCACAGAGCGCAGGCGACGAACACCATCGGCCGCGAAAACGAGCGCGCATACCAGATCATGCGCGCGCAGGAAAAACTGCACCGCGACGTCGAAGCTATGGCGATGCTGAACCAGGGATCGGTCGCCGACAATCCTGGCACGGCCGTCGGTCGCGCGGGCGGTTTCGACGCGTGGCTCGAGACCAATGTCAACGTCGGCGCAACCGGCGCTGTGGGCGGGTTCAACCTGGGCACAAAGCTCGTCGAGGCCGCAACAAACGGCACGGCGCGCGCGCTGTCCGAGGCGACGCTCTCGACTGTGATCGAATCCGCCTACAACAACAACGGCAATCCGACCGTACTGATGTCCGTTCCAGGGATCATCAAGCGGCTGGCGCGGTTCCTGTTTGGCGCGGCGACGATTGCCTCGCCGGTCGCGAATGTTCGCGGCGAAGGCGGCGGCACGGCGCAGACTGCGCAGGGTTTCATTAACGTGCTCGTCACCGACTTCGGGTTCACGCTCGAGCTGGTCCCGAATCGTTTGCAGGCTTATACGGCCGGCAACGAGGCGACCGTCTTCGGCATCGACCCGGAACTCGTGTCACTCGATTACCTTGAGTCGTATCGGACCTACCCGCTCGGTAAGTCGGGCACGGCCGACAAGGATCAGGTGAACGTCGACTGGACCCTCGCGGTCTACAACGAAAAGGCGCATTTCTCAGTACGTGACATTGACGACGCGCTCGCCGTCACGGCCTAACGCTCCGGCCGTGACGCTTCAACCCGCCGCCCAGGGATGGGCGGCGGACCTTTAGAGGGAAACGTGGAACACGACGAGCACATGGAACTAGTCGAAAGAATCACGCGAGTCGAGGAAAAGGTGCAGGGCATCAACGACCGCATAGAGCCGATGGCCAGAGACATTCATACGGTCAGCAATGCAGTCAAAGGCCGCGCTGGATTTATGGCGGGCGTGGTTGCAACTGTGTCTTTTGTCTGGGCGGCGTTACTTGCCGCAGCTCATTTTTTTTTCGATAAGTGAAGATACGGGAGAAATTTCCCAAAGCGGCGGCGTGTTTGTTTGTGTGTTTGTTAACGTCCTGCGCTGCGATGACGGGGGACGGTTGCCGGGTAAGCTGCGACGACTGCAAGGGCCTGGTCGTGCAATGTGATCGACATAGGGAAATAGAAAAGCCTCATGAGTAGAGCGATCAAACAATTCGATGAACTCGGCATGCCCGAGTTCGTGACCAAGGGCGGCAACCGTGACCGTCACAACATCCTCGAGGACAATAAGGCGCTGCGCGATGGCCGGCTGCCCAAGCCTCGCAACCTGGGCGACTCGGACGGCTTTGCTGGCGTAGCGCTGCGCATACCGGAGCTTGACTACGCGGTGATCAAGATAATGTTCCCGGACGTCACAAGCCCAGACCACGAGATTCGCACAAAGGCCTGGCAGAAATTCGCGCGCGATCCTGCGTCCGAGCCGTACCGCGTGCAACGAAAAACACGGGGGCCGCAATGTCGCTCAATTACGGCACGCTAAAAGCTCAAATCCTGGCCGACTCTCATCGGCCCGACCTATCGGCCGACGTGCCCAACTTCGTGCGCCAGGCTGAGGGCGTCATCGCTCGCCGGCTGCGCGCCGCGGAGATGATGACACGCGCGTCGTTTACAGAAACGGACCGAGTCAGCGCTGGGATCTACTCGCTGCCGGCCGGTTGGCTACAAGAGGGCATCATCTGGTCACCTACCGACGTGCCGCTCGACAAGGTCGGACTATCCGCCATTCGCGGCTACTCGGCCAATATGGATACAGCCCTTTTCTGCCCGCTATCGTCGACCGAGATTGAGTTCCGCGGCGTGCCAGGCAATACCGCAGAGCTTGAGCAGATTTACTTCAAACGCCTCGACGCGTTCACGAGCGACAGCGACACGAACGACATTCTTACGTACCACGAAACCATCTATATAAATGCGGCGTTGTCCGCACTCTACACAAAGACCCAGGACCTTGAACTCGCCCAGGCCGCGGCGGGCGTGGCTGAGGCCGCCATTGAAACACTCAACGAGCAAGCCGGGAGATTGCTCGCGGGTGCCCGCGCTGAGGGTGCCTACTGCCTGCAAAGCTTCGGAGCCTACTGATATGCCGCTCGAACAATTTGGATTCATTGACAGCCTGAACGCGTCAAACCCGGTTGGCGCGACCGACAAAAAACAGCAAGGCGATGACCATATTCGCGGTGTCAAGTCGACGCTGCTTGATTCATTCCCTGGCATTGCCGGCGCGATGACGTTGACGCACACGCAGCTCAATGCGGCCGCGATCAAAAGTGAGGAAAACGTCTTTACAGCCAAGCAGCGAATCAGCGGCGCGCAGCCTATCCTCGAGTTGTTTGAGACTGACGGCCCGGCCGACGCGAAACTTTACACACTCTCGAGCCAGGCCGGCGGCCTGCTATTGCAGGCGCGGACCGACCTCAACGTCGCAGGATCTACGCCGTTGCAGTTACTCCGATCCGGCACGGACATTACCGCGATACAGGTAACGACGACCAACGTGCAATTGAGGGCCGGCACGGGCCTACAGCTTTTCAATACGACGAACACCGACTCGGCATCGTTTCAGCACGACGGCACCAACTTCAACGCGGTTTTCGTCAATACCAATATCGTGCAGTTTGTTGGCGCGGCGGCCTACACGTTCGATGATGATGTGCGCATCCTGGGCGGCGAGCTGCTACGCGCATACGACACGACCAATGTTAAGTTTTTCCAGGCATATCACGCGGCGAGTTCGGTCGTTTTTGCAGCATCCGGATCGGACATTTTCGACGTGCAGCTCGACGGTGCGACCCAGGGCTGGAGCTTTACGATTGGCGGCGCGTCGAAAGTTTGGGTGGACAAAGTCAACACGCGCGTCGATATCCGCGACGGCTGGCCGCTTCGTATACGCGACGCCAGCGACAACGATTTCATTGACATTTACCACAACGGCACCTTGGCGATTTTCGACTTTACTGGCACAAGTTCCGTGCAGTTTGGCAACAATAGCGCGCCGTCGGGTTACTTCAATTTCAACAATACGGGCGCAGAGCAGCGGATAGTCCTGCAAAAAAATGGCGAAGACAAGGCATGGATACGAGCGACGGCAACGTCGGTACATTTGCGCAGTCTGATACATGGCGGCACAGTCAACCTGACTGGCGAGGACGCTACCGGGAACACTAGGCAATTGGTCGTTGCAGATCCAGACGGCTCCGTGATCCTCAATTACAACGGCACTGAGGCCGTCAAAACCCAACGGTCGACGGGGACGGGCGTAACGTCGGGCGGTCAGGTAAAGGATCACGGAGACACGTATCGCGACCTCGGCTTTAACATCCTGCCGCGGTTCAATGAGAACGTGTCCGATACGCTCGAAGCTCGGCATTGTGGCAGCTATAGCCGCAAGTCAACCGACACAGCCAGGACATTGACGCTGGCGATCAGCACTGACCTTGATTTCCCTATCGACGGTGTGACGACGCTCATAAACCGCGGCGACAACAACAACTATTCGGTCGTCGAGGGCGTAGGGACGACGTTGTTTATTCTGGACGGCAACGCCGCGGTCGACTCGGAAGGTACGGTGAACATCGGACCCGGCGGCGTCGCTACATTGTTGCGCGTGACGTCAACGTCTTACTACATTTGGGGCGCGGGAGTGAGTAAGGGTTAAATGTCCGTTTCCGCCTTCCCGCACGCCACGTCAGCGACCGGCCAGCTTATCCGGATAGACTCGCTCGTCTATACCGATACGTCGACAAGCCCGGCCGACGCTCGCG